AGACCCGTGTCTAATCTCAGATTTATTTACATAGATGTCACCCTGCGCCTGACCTCTTCGATACTCAGCCTGCACAGCCGCAGAGTAAGCCCCGTTTTGCAGGGCAAGATCACGAATGTTTTGTAGGTCACGGATGTGACGCAAGTAAGTTATCCCATACTTAGCGTCCAGTTCGTTTCGATAAGATTGAATGGCATGAACGACATGAGGTGATATAGCAGGGTTGGTTAACTCATATGCTCTCGTATGGGCAGAGGTGGCAGAGTATCCGGCGTTGATGGCCGCTTCTCTCAAAGTTATCTGGCCGTCCTTGCTGACCAGCTCTTTAACAAAGAGCTCCTGCTTTCGGGTCAGAGCAGATTGTGCTGTCACCGGGGGACGGCCCCGGGTCTCCATGGGTTTGCCGGTGAGCTTCGACGCCCTCTTTCTTGCCGCCATCGTTTCCTCAGTTAAAAAGGTCAACTCCCATCCTTTTTACAGCGGTTACTTATATAGAGCAAAAAATATTTTTTTTGAAAAAGGCCCGCGACCCCCCTTTAAGGTCATTTTCCCTTTTTGTAACTTTTTTGGTGTTACATTTTAATAAAAAAGTTACATCTCCTGTTCTCTGTAATCCTTACTCAATAACAGTTACAGAAGACTGTAACTTTTGTAACACCTGTAACACCTATATTTTTGTGTTTTTTATTTTTTCTAATTTTCTCCCTATATAGTGTTACGCGTTACAAAAAGGGCCCCGCCGAAGCGGAGCCCTGTTTTTCATTTGTCAAAGGGAGTGAACTGTTTTCGCAGATAGGTTAAACAATCCGCGAACAGCTTTGTGCTTTTGGTTCGATGCGTTGTGTGAAACTCTAGCAACGCATGGTCCCACGGGTCCTTTCCATCGGGATGCAGACAATACGTTAGGTAGCCCTCAGAGCGGCAAGTTATATGAAAAACGAGCTTCACTCTTGATTTTGGTTCCCACTCATGGAACCGGACTACAAACGTAGCCTCATGCGAGAGACCGTCCCAGTGTAGGACGATCTCTTTTGCATAGCCGAGGTTTTCTTGCCGGACTAATTCTTCGTACTCCAGCATTCCAATCTGCCGCTCTTCACGCATCTTGCAGCTCCTCCATGTGAGCTTCGTGTGATATCCGAAGCTGGTTACACCAATCCTTCTGGAACGACTCATGCGTGAGCCGTTCATCGTTGGACGGGGTGATTGAGCTGCGAGTGAGCTTGAAGAAGCCGATGGGTATGACCCGGTCAGCGTCTTCCGAGTGCCACGACAGGCATCCCATGCCCGTGATGCTGGTTCGATCAGTCGGGCAGTACCAGACTTGAACGAACTGCGGGTACGACGAGCTGCAAGCTTTGGCTGCATTCCGGGCCGCGGTCACCGGATCGGTGGCCTTGGCCCAAGTGCCGTGGATACCGGCTGTTGAGGCGAGGAAGGTGCCGCCGTTAGGCAGCACCCAATCTTTAGTGTCAGACATAACTCTGACCTCCCATAGTTGTTGACGTTGTCAAATAGCGTTGGCGCTTTTCGCGCTCTTTTTATCAATACCTAATAATAACATATACTTAGGATAATACTATCTCATATGCGACATATCCTATACCATATGCGACAAAATAAGGGGTGCGACACTATGCCACACCCCCCGGGTTGTTCGATCCCCTTTTTTCGGATCCCGGGTGCGGAGATCATCGGACTTCCCCGGTTCACGAAATGCGGCATTCATATCCGCAAATTAGTTATCTTTCTCCCGCAGCCTCGCTTTCATCATCAGAGACTGCGCTTCGTGCAGCTTGCTGATAGCTTGATCGAGGAAGGGCTTGCCTTCGCCTTCAACCTCCAGCCACAGATCATTGACGGCGTGAATGGCTTGGTTCAACAGCGCGGCGGCCGCTTGGTGGTCACTGGGCTTTGTCAATGCTTGGTCTCCTCTTCCTCATCATATGCCCGGGCAATGGTTGCCGCTTGGTGCATAGCTGAAGACAGCATACCGATAGCGGTACTGCCGTTAGGGCTCTGGACCACGAGCCGGAACAGGAGAGCCGTTAAGGTCCCGCCCAATACCGCGCCGGTATTGAACCCTTCTGTTTCCAGTTGATCGAGCAGGGCGTTCATTTCGTTGCCTGCATAATCAAACTGCTTTTCGAGATCGTCGCTCATCCGCGTTGTACCCTCAACCACGCCGCAAGCAGCTTTTCTGCTGCTTCGACGGCCTCACGGCTATAGTCACCCTTGGCTGCAATATTTGATGTTTGCGCGTTAATTGCGCTGGAGACTGCGGCCACAGCTTCAGGATACTCCATATCATTGACGATATCGAACAACTCTTCTTTCTTACGCATCGTAGTCTCTCCCAATCACACCGAGCTCATCTCGGTGGTCTTCCCCAGCAAACTCGTGTTGGATATTGTGAAAGTTGCAATAGCCGACGATATTATACAGCTTATCATCCGGCGCTTCCTCGACATCGATTAGGACACGAAACTGCTTTTCGTCGTCCAACACAAGCCACAGCCAATAATCACTTTTTCCTGCCCAAGCCATGATCCGCGCATCGCCCCCAATGGCGGTAACGTCGCCGACGATGCTGGAAATGCCGCTTACCCGGTTCACCAGATCGACGGCGATAGGGGGCAATTCAAAGGTTTTTGTCATTTGGTTCTCCTTAGTTGGTTAACCTGTATATAAGACTTATCGCATACATAGTCAACACAAAAAGAAAAGCCCCGGAGATTTCTCTCCGGGGCCCAACTACGGGAACGCTCCCAACATACGCGATCTTATGGGAAAGACAAGGACTTTTTAGGAGCTAAGTTTCCGGGGAGTTGAAGCTTACAAGAGCCGCAGCGCGTGGGCTCTGTGAGTTGCGTGTCGCACTTTGGGCAGCGGCCCGCGTCCAGCCGTTTTTGAATCATGCCCGGATCCCCGATGGTGGGATACTGGAGCTCTCTATTCTTCGTCCTCACAATCATCGACTTCTCCTGTTCCTTCACATAGTTGACATTCCATGATGCGTCCTTCGAGCCAGCCGCCGCTCCACGCCATAGGCGCGGGGACTTCTACCTCGTATTCACATTCGCCTTCGCCGCCACATTCTGGGCACTTCATCGGTTGCCCTCCCAACGATAAAATATGTGATCGTTGATTCTCACAGTCTGATATTTGACTTCTGCCCACTCCGGATTGACATAGTCAGCATGGTAGTGGGTTGCGCCCTCGGTTGGGTCATAAGTGCGCTCGGTCATCGCGCCAAAAGCTGCGAGGACCGCGGACTGCCATGCCTCTTCTTCGGTTGGCATGTCAGACTTGCCGTCACAATAGTAACTGAATTGGCACATGTTACGAATAGGGAAATCAGGTTTCCAAGAATAGGTGGGGCCCTGTTTAACGACAGAGCAGATGTCGTCGGGGAACCGGGTGTCTTCCACCCGGTTCAACACAACGTGGGCCACGGCGGACTGCCCGACGAAAGGTTCGCCCCTAGACTCAAAGTAGACCGCCGTGGCAAGACAGATTAAAGCTGCATCAAGCATCTGTCGTTTACCCAACCCTCCAAAGTCGATAAAAGGTTTGACCGTTTTCTTCAACCTTGCGGCGAACCAGCTTAGCAGGTTTATTGTTGATACCATACTTGCGAACAGCGGCATCGACTCTGAACATTTCTCTCTCGGTAGAGAGTTCGATCATGTCACCGACTTTCCAATCGTTGATCCAAGCATACTTGCGAGTGCCCGTGCGCTTGGCTATCGGGTTATTTACCGGTGGGATTTCAACCCCGCTTTTAAAAATAGGCATTTCATGTTCCTCATATACGAGTTGATAGAAGTTATCCCATACTATAGCTAAAAAAAGATGTCAACTGAATTGACACTCGTTATTCAGCCGTCAGGATGCGTGTCTTTTGTAGATATCCCACATAATGCGGAGCTGACCGCTAATGGTCCGCCCCTCTTGGCGAGCTATCTTGCGAATCTGTTCGTACACTTCAATCGGCACGAGCACAGATTTCCACTTTGTAGTGTCCATTTACACCTCCTGTAAGGGAATATATAGGACAAGTGGCAGAGATACAAGAGAAAAAGGGCCCCAAGCGGTGCCCGGGGCCAGTTTAGGGAGGAAAACCATGAAAAAGCTTAGCTTGCTTCGCCCCAGTTAGGGCCGATCTCAACGTCGCATTTACTTGGTATCTCCAACGGTACAGCATTTTCCATAATTTCAGCAACAGTATTTGCATCTTCACGATTTTTCACGGACATGGCGATTTCATCATGGATTTGCACCAAGGGCAGGCGTCCCTGTTCATAAATATTCACCATGGCCTGCTTGGTCATGTCCGCAGCCGACGCTTGAATGAGCCGGTTGAGAGCTTTGTAGGTGTATGCCCGCTTCAACCGGGTGGTCTCGCCGTACTCTTTGAGCGCATCTTGGTATGGCAGAGCCTTGTGCATGGCAAAGGTCGCGGGCTCCCAGAGATCAAACCGGCACTTGCGGCCCAGTATGGAGCGGACAGAACCGCTTGAGCCCCGACTGTTAAGACTGTTCATCACGCCGTTCATTAGCCCCTTAACAAACGGGACGCGGTCGTGGTACTGGCCGACTAGTCCTTTGGCTTCATCTACATCGATATCGAGCTGGTCAGACAGCTTGTTGACGCCCATGCCGTACATCATCCCCAGATTGATTGTCTTGGCCTGCTTGCGAGGAATGTTAGCCATCTCTGCCACCATTGTGTGAAAGTCCATGTCTGGGTCCTCGCGGTAAGCGGTGACAAACTCCTCGACTCCTGCCATTTGTGCGCCTCGGGACCGGCCATATACATAGGCGTAGTGGACCAAGATCCGTGGTTCCTGCTGCGAGAAATCAATCGCCGCCCACTGTTCACCCTCTTCTGGCAGAAACAGGCTGCGTATCATGGGCCCGAGCTCAGGATCGCGGGCCGGGATTTGTTGCAGGTTGGGGTTGGACATGGATATACGGCCCGAAACGGTGCCGCCGTCATCCGATCTGATCTGGTTGATGTGACCATGGATGCGTCCGTCTGCATGGCAGTGCTTCATAATGGTGTTGATGAAGGTGCCGCTGGTCTTGTTCAGGTTGCGGGCCCGGACGATTAGTTGCGCGAGCTCGTGCGGGTGGTCCGCCAGAAACGATTTGGTGAAGGACGGGGCGTTCTTCTCGGTGCGTGGGTAGGGGATGTTAAGCTTGTCAAAGGCTTTGGCAATCGATGCTGCGGCCCAGAGCTCTACATCCTGACCCGCTACGTGCTTGATCTTGGCAAGCGTGGCCTTCTCTTCCTTGATCAGGTGGTTGCGGGTGCGCTCTACGCGATCTTGGTCAATGCGGACGCCGCGCCATGTCATGTCCACCAGACAGGGCAGGAGCTTGAGCTCAAGGTTTGCAATCGGCCAGAGCTCTTCCTTGGTAAGCTGCGCGGCCAAATAGTTCCAGAGCTTGAGTGTCAGTTCCGCATCTACTTGTGCGTAGGGCCCGACATACATAGCGGGCATCTTCCACATCTCTGCTTTTGGATCGAGACCAAACTCGCGGGCCGCGTCCTGTAATGTACGCTCCTGTTTTACCTCACCGAGCAGGTCGTAAGACAGGGCGTTGAGGCTGTAGCTG